AAATCCGATTCAGCAAAAGATGTTTTAATGATGGAATATCAGGAATTTTTAAAAGCAAAGGAACATTCTCAGTACATGAATGGCATTGAGCCCAAATGGATGCCGGATGCTATGTTTGATTTTCAGAAGTATGTTACTGAATATGCAAGTAAAAAGGGAAGGGCTGCAATATTTCTGGATACCGGATTAGGGAAAACGATTATTGAATTAACCCTTGCCGTAAATTTTGTCAAGCAAACAAATAAACCAGTATTGATAATTACACCTTTGGCAGTTGCTTTTCAATTCTTAAGAGAAGCCGAAAAGTTTGGCATTGATGATATAATGTATTCCCGGGATGGAAAGTTTAATACTAAAATCGTTATTTGTAATTACGAAAGGCTTGATAAATTTGATTATAAAGACTTTGATTGTGTAATGTTGGATGAGTCGAGTATCTTAAAGAACTTCAAGGGTGCAATAAAATCCCAGGTAACGACATTTCTAAAGAAAGTAAAGTATCGTTATTTGTTTACGGCCACGCCATCCCCAAATGATTTTATCGAACTTGGCACCAGCTCCGAGGCTTTGGGATGTATGGGATATACCGATATGCTTACAAGGTTTTTTACCAACAATGAAGATACTATAAGTCCTCAAAATATAGGAACCAAATGGATTCTAAAGGGCCACGCTAAAGATGATTTTTTTAAGTGGGTATCGAGCTGGTCTATTTCTATGCGCAAACCGTCTGACTTGGGGTTTAGTGATGAAAAGTTTATTTTGCCCAAACTCAACAGGGTTTATCATTCAGTAAAGAATGAAAATAATATGGTAATTAATGGACAAATAATGCTATTTAATTCCATAGCGAGGCGACTAACTGAGGTAAGGGAAGAACAGAGATTGACAATAGATAGGAGGTGCGAGGTGGCTGTTGAATTGTCATCCGAACACGACACGTCTGTTTATTGGTGCAATCTAAATAAGGAAGGCGATTTATTAAATCAGCTCGACAAAGATTCATATCAGATTAAGGGCAGCATGGACCTGGATAAAAAAGAGGATCTGTTATTAGCTTTTTCAAAGGGTGATATTAAGAAACTGATCACAAAGGCCAAAATGACAGCCTTTGGATTGAACTGGCAGCATTGCAACCATACCGTTTTCTTTCCTACATTTTCTTATGAACAATATTACCAAGCCATAAGACGCTTCTGGAGGTTCGGGCAAATAAAACCCGTTACGGTTGATATGGTTTATTCCGATGGACAAAAAAGGGTACTGGATGGATTGATGGCAAAAACAAAAAAAGCAGATGATCTATTCAGTAAGTTAAATACAAACCTAAACACGAAGTTTGAAAACAAAATTAATGAATTTGACAAACAAATAACCTTACCCAAATTCTTATGATAAAAGAACAAAAGATAACAGATGATTATGCAGTCTATTTATCGGATTGCATGTATGTTCTCCCAACGCTTGAAAATGAAAGTATAGATCTTTCAGTTTATTCCCCTCCATTTGCAGGGCTGTTCAACTATTCCAGCTCAGAAAATGATTTTTCTAATTGTGAGGACCGGGAACAATTTTTAGAACATTATGAGTTTCTAATAAAAGAGATTTCCAGGGTAACAAAACCGGGAAGGATAACGGCTGTTCATTGTACCGACATCCATAATAAAGATAATTCGATGTGGGATTTTCCACATGAGATAATAACCCTGCATGAGAAGTATGATTTTAAATATCGGAATAAGATAACGATATGGAAAGAACCTTTAAAAGTAAGATTGAGAACAATGATTCGATCCTTAATGCATAAGCTCATTGTCGAAGATTCAACAGAGTGCTTTACTGCCATGCCTGATTATATATTGATATTTAAAAAGAATGGAGAAAGCCAGGTACCCGTAACACATCCATTCGGATTAACTCATTATGCCGGTGCTACTTTAATGTTACCAGAGATGGAAGAAAAATATGGCAACCTTGAGGGGTTAAGAATAAAATATGCCGGGTGGAAGGATCCCAAAACAAATAAACTCAGTCATATCATTTGGCAGAGATACGCTTCATCTGTATGGGATGATATTAGAATTGATAATGTTTTGCAGTATAAAGAGTCAAAAGATGAAGATGATGAAAAGCACGTTCACCCGTTACAATTGGATGTAATTGATAGACTTGTGGAATTATATTCTAATCCGGGTGAAATTGTTTTAACTCCGTTTGGTGGTGTTATGTCAGAAGTTTATGGTGCCGTTAGTTGTGGACGCAAGGCCATCGGGATCGAACTTAAAGAATCATATTATAAACAAGGCATTAAGAATTTAGCAGATGTAAAAAATAGGTTTGAAGATTCTCAAAAAACCATCTTTTAATGAAACTATTTTTAACAGCATTCCTTCAGGTGTTTTTAGTAGCTGCGAATACGTTATTTATTTCGAGGTTGTTCTATCCGGGTATTGCGATTGGGGGTTTTTTCATATCGTTTTTCTGGTCTATCAATGTCAAAAAGATTGCGATAGGCACAATTAAAGACAGATTAATTTATTGTTCTGGTGCAATGGCTGGAGGGCTTTGTGGTGTGTTTGTAGCAAATTTATTTAAACAATGAACCTCACTTCATTTGAAATAAAAAGCATTGTTAAGATTGCCAGGGATAACCCTGAAATGGTAGTTGAAGATATTATCAAAGAAATCATTAATGGATACAGGCCAAAATCTGCCATAAAGAAAATCATCACAAAGATAATTTTATTATTTTCAGGTAAGCTACAAAAACTCAGACCCTCGCTGAATGACATACTTTTAAAGACATGCACTGTTCATGGGATCAAAAATGAAAAGCTGAAAGAAAAAAATAGGAAGCAGAACATCATCAGGGCAAAGCAGCAATATTGTCTGGTTGCATATATGTTTCATTATACCCTTGAAGATATTGGTAATGAAATTGGAAAGGATCATGCAACCGTTTCGCATCACAAAAAAAAAGCACTTGGATTCATTGAAACGGAGCTTGATTACTCAATTGAAGTTGCACGGATATTCAGTAAATTTCCACAGTTTGAATCAATATTGCAGGACAGATTAACGGACTTAATTTCACAATAATGGGAAAAGAATTATCGGAAGGGAAATTTGTTGCATTCAGGCATATCAAGCTCACTGAAGCGCAGCCTGATTATATTGGTCAGATCAATGAAAATGGTGTTATCAAGCAAATTGTTGCATGGGTTAAAAAAAACTATAACGGTGATCAATTTCTATCAGGCGCGGTGAATGAAGAGAGACAACTTAAAGCTGACAATAAAGGGAACCGTGTAAATAGATTATCGGAAGGGAAATTTGTTGCATTCAGGCATATCAAGCTCACTGAAGCGCAGCCTGATTATATTGGTCAGATCAATGAAAATGGTGTTATCAAGCGGGTTGATATATGGATAGAAAATGATAGGGATGGAAATCAATTTATATTAGGTGAGGTGAATGAAGTTGAAGAGATTAGGACCGATAACGAAGGGAATAAATAATGACACGATTGAGTGATATTGAAAAACTTGTTAAGCTGGATGAACAGATCAAAGAACTTAATGAGCTGAAGAAACAACTTAAAGATGAAGAATCTTATGATAATGCTGAAGTATCAATTTCTCCGAATGTTGTTATTAAAGTGGAATGGAGCAATACTACGGGTAACTTCGCTAAAGTGCAGCAGTTCCCATTTTCAGCGATTTCGGATATTGGAGAAAGATTCAGAAAAAAGTGTGATTACAGGAAAAGTAAACTAAAAACAGATGTGTAAACCAGAGCTTTCCAGGGAGATCCATGTATCAAATCTCGTCCTGCACATGGATGCAAAGATTCATGAAGTGATCGACTATCTTAAGATGTTCCAGGATGATGAAAATATTTCACCGGATGTTCTGAAATTAGCAATTGATAAACTTTATTTGATATGAAAAAAGGATACTTATATATCGAGAATGGTAAGGTCGTTTGGAATGCAAACAGAAAGCCAGTATCGGTAGGTCAAGTTAATAGTTATGAAAATATATGGGAATTTCTAAAGGCACAAAAGGACGTTATGGATTGGGACGAATCGTGCACAGAACCAGACAACTGGTATTACGACATGAGGCCGGACTATGCAGAGTGTTATACTGTTGGCATAGGGTTAAATTATATAATGGTATATAATGGGATGTCAGCGACTATTGATAGGAAAACGATTGTAAAATTAGGATAAAATGGAAGAAATAAAAGACAAGATTTTAGAAGAATACAAAAAAGGTAATATTGTAGTTGTTGGCCCCGAAGGACTGCAAGTAATGCCCATAAAAGACTTTATAAAACAACCAACAGAGGGGATGCTTTATGACTTAAATAGAAATGAAGCGGTTGTATTGACTTTTTTACCTGACCCCAAATGGGTTAATGATTATGCAGTAGCAAAAGTTATAGGTGAACTAAAAAACAGAATTAAAGAACTGGAAAGCAAATAGTAAATGACTTAAAACTTGTAACCAACAAATAAGACATGGCAAAATTATATTTCTGTTCAAATGATTACGACGAATGCTACTCCTTGGATTATTTTCAGGAGCAATTAGGCAATGGATTAACGGAGCTAATTATCTATCCTGCAAAAATGGTAACAGATAGTGAATATTTCTATTGTGCAGAATTTCAGGAAGTAGGAGAAGTTGGTGAGGGATGCGGAAAGATGTGTGATAAATATGAACCAAGAAACGGGAAGAATGGCAGATGCAGACACGCAAGGAATTGCTATGAACCAATTATGGATAAACCGATTACTTTATCACTAAACGAACTCACAAGTAAAACTTGACAGTAAATAATAAATAAAATGAAAACAGATATAATATATCATAACACTATTCATAAGTTTAGATTTAAAGACCGGATTAGATTGTTATATGGTAAAAAGCTAACAATAAGCTCAAAAATTGAAACTGAAGGAGAAGCAAAAGTCACTGGAAAATCCGGTGCTAATTCTTTTATTGAACCTATATTTCCAAGAAAGAAAATTGGAATGGAAGAACAATTAACCCCTCTCAGGGATAAATAAACAATAAGATGAAAACAAAAAATGAAATTAGCATCAAGGGTATTTCTTTTAAGCGATACCAAGAACACGATATTATGCGACATAGCATAGAACTTCATATTAATGGTGAAATCCCAGACTCAGGACTATCAACAAGGGAAATACGTAAATTATTGAAAAAGTATTAACCTCTCAGGGATAAAAACAAGTGAGATGAAACAACTACTAATTGGAGCAATGAATATGGGTGCAAGGTACTCTGTTCGTTATACAGACAATCCTAAAAGCGTTTTTACAATACCAGTATTGTTAACTATAGATCGAATTGAAATGTTGCAGGATCATTCTATTGATGAAATCAGATTGCATTTTAACGATTCACAATGGATGGAAGATTAACCCATAAACCCAAAGACATGAAAATAGCAGAACTAAAAAATATTTAACTAAGTGGTTTCGGTGGTGGTGGAACGAAGACGGGACTAATACCGAACAGGGGTTTGATATGTGGATAGAAACAGACGATGGAAAGCTGTTTTTAAAAGCAATTGAATCCTTTACCCAGGAACGGGAACGGGAAACAGCGATAGAGTTTTTATGGCGATATTCCGACATATCCATGACTCATACTATCGAAGAAGTAGGTGATTTATTTGACCAATGGAAAGCTGAGCAAGCATGAAATACATAATCCTTCTGCTGTTTATCTTACTATGCAATTGTCGTAATACAATGACTGTTTATGTAAAGGATATTTCTCAGATCGATACC